GCTACCCCGAAGGGCAGCAAAGTTACATGTTCTACACAACTCCAGGCTAAAGGAGTTAGAATAGCGAACACATAACTCTTCTTTGTCGCATCTGTCACACATCCCATCTACTAATTCATAGTATTCTATAGGACCATGACGTGCAACAAAGGAATCAAAAAGATCCCTCGCACCTTGACACATAAAACAGAAAAACACAAAATCATTCTCTCTATGCATAACATCACAAACATTCCCACAGATGGTACATCGGTGCTCATCACCATCTTGGTATTCAAGACCATATAGTCTTGACCGTTCCTCGTATTTGTCCCGATATATTTCCCAGGTGTCGAATTGTGGTCCCCACTCATGTAATTCAAGATCATCACGCCATTTCATGAATATCTTCCTCCAATAATTGAAGGTATCTTTCCCGTACCAGAAATATTCTCCTAGTGCAGAAAGCATCAATGAAACAGCTTGTTCTTCAGCTGTAACAGCTTTAGATTTCAAACCAATCATGAGGGACTTCTTTATAGATGCTTCATCTAGTGGGCAAACAAAGTGATTCAAATCCTCATCAAAGCGCCATATGCGCTTTAAGAATGAAGCTTCATCTATATGTATATAGGGACGTGTTTCGGATTCCTTATCAGCCATCGTATAAACGACGTTGATAGATTCAAGAATCTTACTTACTGATGAATGATTAAACCAGGGAACTTTCTCAGATACACCCATACCGTTATCATCACCGTAAGTCAATAAGGCTACATTTTCCCGAAACGAGGAAATTTCTTTCGCTGGATTGAGTTTCTTGTAACAATAGCGCATATACAAACAATTAACTATACTGTTAATCGTAACTGTTAGCGCTTGACCAGAGGGATTCTTCCCAAAAAACTCAACAAGATCTCCATGAAAATTGACCGTGGGAAAGGTCACATCTTCAGCAATACACTTGAGCACACGAACTTCTTCTTTTGAATAACCACATGTAGAACAAAAATCAATTATACAATCAAATGCAGTAAGTAAAAATTGGGCACGCATAGTGGAATCAAATCCAGAAAAATCTCCAAAGATCATTCGCTCTTCACCAAACTTTGTCAGGTAATCACGTAAGTGTTCCCATTCAATACACTGGGCTTCAACTCCAGGAGCTGATTCAAAAACAAACTTGTTTCTCTGGGCAACACGAACAAAGCTCAACGTATACATCCTCATCAATAACGTGAAATCCACGGGTGCGCCCATGAATACTCGCGTCTTCTTTGCCTTCACTTTCTTCAGAGGCAAAGCCTCATCCTTCAATGATGCTTGGAAAATTGGATGTGACCTCCTACCATCCAAATAGGAGGTCAATCGTTCTTCAATTCTTTTCTTGACACTCTCATCAATATCGACTGGATCCTGCCACACTTCATCACTCTCAAGATAGGTTAACAGACCTTTCTTAGTGTGACACCATGGGAAACCAGCTGACGACTTCCTGTTGATACTATCAACAAATCGCAAACCAGGTATGCCATTCAAAGCTGTCCCTATGTCATAGACACAGATTTCAGCCTTATCTTCATCAGATACCATAGATAACCACTCACTCGTAAGCTGTTTACCTATTTCAACCAACTCGGACTCAGAAACATAAGCATCGGCTTCAACCTGTTTCTTGATATTGAGGTGCCAAGGTTCCCATCCAATCATTACTGGAGGATAGTGTTCACACTTGTGTCCTAACTCACACATCTTATCATACAACAATGTATGTTGCACTTGCGAGCGAGGCACAAAACGTTGACCTTCTAATGAACCATACACTTTACCTGATCCTCTCACAAATCGGGGTGTCGCCTTGATATGTACATCACCAACCTGTTTTGTACAATCAGTGTGTTCATTAATCATACAATAGCCATCTGTAATCTCATCATCATCAACGATAGATGAAACAAATTGTATATCCAATGACACCGCTCCTGTGAGTTTGTTTTTCTTGTCCAAATTCTGGTGAATTCCAAGTATTGTTGGTCCAAAATCAGTCATCGCGACCAACACAGTACCACAATCACCCTTCTCCGTAAGAAACTCTGGTGATCCAACCCAATGAGGAATAGTTACACCATTTGGCATAGCACTATATCTCAAGGATAAGTGAGCAACTCTATTACGAACAGCCTCTAATGTTTTGCTAGTTCCTACATACGTAGCATTATACCTACCATTGTTCAAACGTTTCGAATGAAATAATTCAACAATATCACTACAAGGTGGTAAATGACGTATTTTGAAGACACAGATATCCCTCTCAGGATACCTCTTTAAATCCCTCTCATCCAAGTAGAATGTACATCCACTCGTAAGCGTTGACGATACATTGCCCTTAAAAACAATGCATTTATGGGGATCTTTCAATTCAGGAACAGCATGATTATTTGCAATCCAGGTATGTCCTCTTAGACAAACTATACGTGTAGTTTTTTGCCAGGTCTCAGACATAACAATGTTCATTGTGGCAGTGTTTCTTTGGACCAGATCACAAATCTTATCATGGCTAAGGCTTCGCCAACTTAGACTATTGCGTGAGAAATCAAACGAATCTACAACATACTCGTCTTTCTTCCACACTGATTCTCGCTCATCTTTCGTTTCCGGACGTGTTCCAATTGTAGACAATTCAGCACCTTGATAACGCTCTTCTTCTTCATTCTTTCGTCTCTTTTCCCTATAGAGGGAATAAGATGCTGAGATGATAACACCAAACAACATGTAATACTTTATGTATGGAGACTGAAACTGTTTAAACAAATCATTTGACAGTATCTTAAAACGAGATTTTATGCGATCCTTATAATAAGGTGCACATCGATACTGATGTTTCAAAAATACATTCGAATACAAAAAACATCTAACAATGAAGAGTTCAGGTCCACGTGCAATCCAACTAGCAATAAAAAACAATAAGGTATCAAAGAAACGATAAAACGTTTTAATGAAAAAATTGTTTGTACTGCCCAAGGGATGGTATTCTACAGAATCCAAACTTTGCAATTCAGAACAGGAACAATGATTTAAAGTTCTATAGCAACTATCACAGATTTTTACATTAGTGAAATTATCGCTATTCTTCATCACTGTATCCTGATCTTCATTATGTTTTAGAATGGAGTCCACATAAAAATCCAAATACTCATTTATACTCAGATTAGTCAACTCTTTCCCTTTATGCATACGTGGTTCAAAACGGAAGTGTTGTAAATCATCACGATTGTTATAATTGCCTTCTGGCACAACATCAAGTACATCGATCAACCACCAATCTGGATATTCATCACAGTTGGTTGCAGGTACTTTAGTGCGATCCAACATTCCGTCTTTTTTCGCATACTCAGGTTTCACACGCAAACGCACATGATTCACGAAACGTCGAATGGGGGCTAGAGGATAGGTAAAATAATCTCTCGTCTTCAATGTCATATCATTAGTAGTAGCTACTACTAAATCACACTTCAATGGTATCATACCTTTATCCTCCAACTTGGCCATATTAGGAAAGTAGGGAGTGTTGTTTACAATACGAATATAATCTAGAACTGATTCTTCGATTACACCCGGTTGAGGCTTAAACATACCTACATCATCCATCAATAATGACCACTTGTGTGACGCAAATGAATCCCAAAACTCAGACGCACTATCTCGGACGTATCTCACATTCCCATCCAAAGGCTTTTTACACACCTTACCATAATGTTTATGTAAGATATCTGCAAACACTGATTTGGCCACTGACGTGTGACCTGAAACAGCAACAGCAAACGGCACACGACGCATAGCTTGTGATGATTCCCGACACAATACTTCATACTCAAAATGATTGAGTCTACCAAGGAGAGAATTAATATACTTTTTATCACTCGAAGTTAAATTCTGGTGATATTTAAGTATCTCATTCCCATCTTTGATAGATTTCTTCAGACGTGCAGTAACATCGTGGTAGTCTTCACCAATCTCAGAGAAATTGTTAAATCGCTCAGACATACTCACGAGTAAAGTTGCTTCTTCTAACCACTTTGACATAGAATCGGAAGTCAGGAATATCTGTTTGAGATCTCCTGTCTCACCAACGACCTTTGCTCGTTCAGCAATGAAAATCAGCAAATCACAACCATAATACAATATATCATTGTACTCAAGTATAGATTTATGCTTCAAACAGTGGTACACTTTTTCAATTACTGTCATCGACTCCCCTAAAGGAGTATCAAAAGCAGTTGAGTAAGCCAAGGCATGCATGAACTTTTCCCATTTTTTGACCAGACTCGTCTTCCTGAATCTCGGCCATTTGTTCATCATGTCTCGGAGCAAACCGAGAATATCTGCAGCTTTATCTTCATCACCATCTTGTAACAAGAATTGTGATACTTCTGAGAAATCTTTTCCCAATTTCAAAAGCGACAGATCGGTTTCATAGCTCTTCAAGAAATTCATTATGGCTAGCATAACATGAGTTTTCTTTGTAGCATTCTTAAGTCCTATTAAAAGATAGAACAATGCTTCCAATTTTCCCAAATTTTGAGACTGCTCACGGAAAAAAGAGCTAATTTTCTGGAGCGTATCTAGCCATAAGCTCTCATCACCATCTTGGAATTCCAATCTATCAGATTTCAAATCCTTCATATGTTGACGAGCCCCACCAAGGTTCTTTTGCTTCTTATTTTTCAAATCTTTAGCATTTCGATCTCGAGAAATATCTATTCTCTCGAAGCACCAAGATTGTTTCTTTTCCTTGGTATGGGATTTCTTCTTACCCGTAGATAAGAGTAGGGGGGCGCTATCCCCCCCATTCATTTCGGATCTCCCTGCAATGGGTCTTCCGTTTCGTGTCGTGGGACTTCCACTTCGTTTTGCGGGGCTTCCGCTTCGTGACTGAGGCGCGATCCTCAGATTCGTAGGGTGGGTTTCTGTTTTAGTTGTGACCATGATACTTTAAGTAAAAGGAAATGGGCTGTAACAGACGCCCCACTGTGGAAAGGAACAGATTCCACTGTCCAGCGTTGGGGTTGCTAATATAAAATTAGACTTGAAAAGAAATTTTTATTTTGTTTTTGCTGGTATAAGTAAACTAGGAAAATACAAATAAACATGCAGGGTGAGTATTTTATTTTTAAGTGCTGCTCTCAAGCAGCACTGCCAACAGTTGTCGAAGGCGCAGAAATAAAACGTCTATTGCGAAATTAATAGTGTGAATTAAGCCACCTATGATTCAAATGAACCATAAGCAGGTAACTGACAAAATCAATTTCTGATCGATCCAATTTGAACGACTAGATGCGACACTCTTTTATATTACGAAACCGTAACTAAAATAAGTGCAGGTTCTAACCGCACTAAAGAGTGATCGACATAGATCATAAATCTTCCTCACAGAGAAAA